ACTCCAGAAGATTTATCTAACATCATGTTTCGCTCCTTATGCGATACGTATAATTGCCGAAGTGTTGGTAGCAGCGGGAAACTGCACCGTGAAAGTACTCGCTGACGTTTTGTTCGCCCCAAAATCCAAAACACAAATAGCGGGGTTAGACAATCCGTCTGCCTTATAAATCAAAGCCCCCCGAGCGGTTATAACGCCTGACCAACTGGCGTTGGCAAACGACCAATACGTCACCGCAGAAGGACCCGTAGCACCTCCAACAGTCGGCACTGTCGTGATTGTAAGCGTATATCCGCCAGCCGTATAACCAGTGTCGGTAACTTCGCCGGTAGTTGTGTAGCTCGGGGTATCGGAATCAAGCGTGGCGGCATTTGTGTACAAAGCTATCTTGAACACGTCAGTTGTGCCAGCGCCAAAATTAAACAGACCTGTTGCCAGACCGGTCTGAAATACGTTGCACTTGTAGTTCCCGGTAAAAGCCATTACGTCACCGCCTGCCTAAACTGACCAGAACGATAAGCGTCTTGACGCTCCATACCATCACCAAGACGTTTAGCCAAAGCAAGTGCCTCACTGTACTTTCCGTTGTACAGGGCTATCATATCGGTCTCACCCTTCATGTAGGTGATAGCCTCTACCAGAGTGCCATACAACAAAACGCTGTCAAAATTGTCGCCAAGCCATGTAGTGCTAGCTGTCACAATTGATTCTGGATAGTAATAATAGTGTAACTCTACGTTGTAGACCGCATCTGGGGTTGGGCCTAGGATAAACGAGAGTTCGTTTGTAATCACGTTGGACACCACTGTCGGACCAAACAAGGCGTAGTACTTGGGGATAGCGGTGTCTGTTGGGCTTGGGTACGCCTGTCTTATGAAGTTGACATCTTTGTTTAACAAATACTCATACACTCCGGTGCCGTCAATCACAGCCATCGAGTAGACCGCCAAGAAATCACTTGGGCAGGCTAGGTATTTGTTGCTTGTAGATGTAACGCCCACTACGTTTTTACGTATGGATGGGAACTGAACGGAGTTGTAGATGCGCTGCTCCGCCTGCCGAATGAACGTATTCATATCAGCAGTGGGGAACGTGTTCTCTGTGTAATCAGAGACGGCAGTTACAAGCTCCGTGTAGTTCACGCCATCGGCCCCCGAGCTGTGATGCCCTTAGTGGCTGCGCCGTTGCCGCGAGTCACGGTGCCGGAGGTCTTAGTAGTAGGACCTTCTGGGTCTTTCTTTACGTAACCAACTGACATGTCAACGGTGTTGCTACTGCTGCGATTGACACGTGTTTCTGTAACAGGCCCGCCGCTCATAGTGTGGGGCTTGGCGTATGCCGAAGCCGGTAGGTTGTTTACTTTAGCCATTTTAACCACCCCTGCCTGAACCGCGCTGATTCATGACTTTCGCCATGTTGCGTCCATAGCTCTTCATCATTTCGTTAGTGATGCCGCCTTTAGCCATTTTCTTAGCGCCGGGATGCATGCGTGACTCGTGACCCTTGACCATTTTCTTGGCTTCGGTGTCCGCAATTTTCTTTACTTGCTGCTTATCCATAATTAGCTCCTACGTAGTTGCAACTGTAACTGTACCAATTTCTATGTTTAACACCAAATTATTTGGCGTTAATGCTGCGTCAAAAAATGCAGCGCCCCCGACGGGATTCCAACCCCACTGAAATATCCTGCTACCCCCGCTCAACACACCCTGCGCATCTTGAGCCGGGCTGTTGGTCAAAACAATCTGAAGCCCTGTACGCCCAGACAACTTATAACTCAGGTCAGGACGCGGCTCACGTACCCCTTGCGGATCATCTACTGGGTACATGCCCAATTGTAGTTGAGGGTGGTCGGGGTCCCAGCACTGCGGGCAGACTTTGATTTGGTACGGTTTAGTCTTTACAACCTCATGTTTTAAAGCTGTCAGTTTAAACCTAAACCCACATCGATCACACTCCGCAATCGAGTTTTTGCCAGAAGAAAACCTGTTACCCATTAGGTACTGCTCCCAATGAACATCTGGCGTGGTACTAGCCTGAGTGCTGCCCTTTCTTGATCTTCATCTGCTGCTGTCATCCATGCTTCGTCATACTGCGCTTTTAGAATGGGTAAACGCTCCATGCCGCCGGGCACTTTGAGTGCAATATAGTAGGAGAGCCCCGCAACCATGCAGGGCACAAACCGGAACGGAACATCCATGACGTTCACACCATTACCGGCATCCTGTACTCTGCGCATGCGCCAGTACACAAATTGGTAGGTCTGCGAGTTATCAGGTGTCGGCCACACCGTGACCCTAGGTAGATTTTGTGCATACACGGCTGTGCCATTCGTGTGAGATGCGGCGGTGGTTCCGTTCTGTCCGCGGAAGCAGCCCCCTAAATCGTTACCGCTTATGTACTCGTAGTAAATGGTTTCGGAGTCTACTTTTATGTACCCTGTGGTAGCCAGCCCTGCTGTAGAAGACAGCGTGATAGTAGTAGCCGATGCACTCAAAGCCCCACTCAGCGTTACCCCTGTTGGAGATGTCTGGCCGTCCAACCGCTGATACCAAACTTGAATGGGGCGGGCTTGGGTTAGTTTGTTAGGGATAGTGGCGTACGTAGAAACGCTGATACGCGTGATGGTCAAGTCCGATTGTGTAGAGCTGTTGTTAGCCTGCGTGCGGATGACGTGATCCAACAAATCTACGGTATCTGTGGGCACGGGGTATGTGTTAAGCCCTGCTTCAAGTGTTATGGTGCCTTGCTCAAACGTCCACATGTTGACACCGCGATTGGCCCAATCCGCAAACAACAGATTTAAAGACCGCCTAGCAGTCTTCAAGTCGTATCCAGTACGTAACTCAGAACCCGCGCGTTCAAACGCCTCCTCAACCAGCTCGGTAAGGTCTAGGTTAAAACCGGAGGTGCCTGATGTGTTTGCCATTACAGTTTTTCTATAAGTTCATACGCTTGGATTTTGGCGCGTAAGCGTTCAATCTCAGCATCGCGCTCAGCAAGTTTTTTAGTCAGGCTGTCACTCATATCCGCCCAAACAAATGCTTGGTGCACTCGTTCTTTATGGTCTTGGCGCATCATCTCAAAAAGTTTTTCGCTAGCTTCAAGCTGCTTTTGAATAAAATTAATCATTTTCTAAATCCTGCGGTTTTCTTTGCAATCGTTTTTGGTTGCGATACAAACTGTTTACCTTCTTTTTTACCAGCTCTCTTTGCACGTGTTGTTGCAGCGTACTCAGCGGGGGTCAAAGCTTTAATTGCCGCTTCAGGCAAATAACGCTCCCCGGTCTTACTAGACGGTTTACCGGATTTAGTGCGCCACTTCTGCTCACCCCAATCCTTAAGGGATTTTTGAGGTGCTTTCACGTTAGTCCCTATACCCGCCGCCAGCAGCTTTGTATTTTTTTGCTACAAGCTGCGCTTTTCTGGCAGACCATTGACCCGCCCCCGTCCCCTGCGTAGCTGCGGCTTTTACCTGCGACACGATCTTCTTACGAAGGCTCGGTTTTGTGTAGTTACCGGCAGCATTTACTTTTCCACCCTCTTTATATTTGGTGAAATCGGTATCGTCGCGGCGTTCTTTCTTAACACCTTTCGGCATCTTTTTGGGGTTGATGTCCCCCATACCGCGACTTGGCATCATACAAACCTGCCCTTTGTTTTACCTTTAGAGGCAATACCGTCAGCACGGCTAGAGGCAGAAGAAACCTTACCGCCTTTTTTCATCCCGCCGGGCACAAAGTCACTTGTATCGCTAGTAGAAGCAGCGCGGATTCTTGATGGCACTTTCCTATCAGAAGCCGGTGTGGTGCTCTCCGCAAGTTCTCGCGCAGTCACCTCTCTCGAGCTGTCCGATGATGACTTACCTGCGGACGATCTGAGTGCGGCAACTTCTTTTGCGGTTGCAGTGGCTGGGCCGTCTGCTGTGGAAGAGCGCTCTTCGGACACGGGTGCTGATGCTTTTGTTCCCGCACTGCCACGGCGAGTTAAACCACGTTCTTTGTTTAAAAAGTCGCGCAACTCCATGTTTTGGCCATACTTACTCTTGAAGTCTTCAAGCTCTGCTTTTGAAACAATTGGGTTGCCGTTTTTATCGAGTTTACGGTTTAGTGGATTAAGTGCCATATCGTTCTCCTTAACAGGTCATGCCGCCTTTGTTCAGCATCTTGCCTTTAGTCTTGCCTTTTTGTGCAATACCATCAGCGCGTGCTGAAGCTGAGCCGCCTTTTTTCATGCCTTTGGCTTCAGCCATTTCATGTTTCATCATGGCTTTAGGAGCGCCCTTCTTCTTCATGAAGCTGACTTCCTTCTTTACCATCGCCTTGGATTCTTTCATATCACCACCTTTAGAAAAAGTTTTGCCCTTATCGGCCTTACTAAACTCACGCCCCACGGATTGTGGGACTCCTGCTTTCTTAGCGAACTCGGGGGAGTGCGCTATTGCCTCCATAAACCTGTGCTGTTTTGCAGTCTTTGACGGCATACTTACCTCAACATTTCCAAGCTCTTAAGGATTTGTTAATCCGGGAGTTTGGGTCTTTCGCGGTCTTCTCGCTGGTCAACTTTTTCTTCATGCCAGTCATCCTCGCGCAAAAAGAGTCGCGCCTTTTGCCTCCCTCGGGTTGAGGGGCTTTTAA